GCAGTACATCACCTTCCATCTGGGGAGCGAGTACAGTTCCCGGACGAGAAGGCCGCTGAACCGTTACATGAAGAACAGCTGCAGCTACAAGTACAAGGATGTGCGGTGCGCCTGCACTTCCAATCTTCCCGGCTGCGACCATACCCTGACGGACTGCAGGGCGCGGGGGAACAGTCATCGGTTCGGGGCCTTCCAGGGCATCGACCAGAAAGGGGTGTATGTGCATTGATCCGCTATGATGATTTGATCGGTGTCCCGTTCAAGAACCACGGAAGGGACGCGAAGACTGGCCTGGACTGTTACGGCCTGGTCATGGAAGTTTATAAACGGTTTGGTATTTCGCTGCCGGAGTTCGATGCGGAATACGATGATGTGGAAAAGATATCCGGTATCATCGACGGGGAACGCGCAAAGGAAACCGTCTGGAAGAAATGTGATAAAGCGAATCTGCCTGTACCTTGTATCCTTGCGATACGCTTTGGCGTACCAAAAGGCGTGGTGAACCATACCGGCTGCTACATCGGGGACGGAAAGTTCATCCACATAAGGGAGAACATCGGTGTCTGTGTGGACAGGGTCAGTTCCCCGGCCTGGAACCGTGTCATTGAGGGGTGTTACGAATATGCAGGACAAGAACAAGATTACGCTGGTGATCATAAAGAATCCGTTTGAACCGTGGAACGGCAGACGGGTTGTCGAGATACCCGCCGGGGACACGGTGGAGAGTCTGGCAGCACAATACGCTGTGGAAGGTGTCGAGATGAGGGTGACGGTGAACGCATCGTCCCCGGCTCCTGGCACGGTGACAAAGGCTGGCGACTTTGTAGTGGTCAGTCCCGTCATCGCCAAAGGCGGCGGCAAGGGCATCCTGGGTATCATCGCGGCCATCGCGCTTTCCATCGTATCCCTGGGCGTAGGTTCCATAGTGGCAGGCGGTGCGTTCATGGGCTCCGGCGTGGTCGCTATGGGCAGCTGGGGTTTTGCCTCGTTTTTAGCAGCGACCGCAGTCATGTTCCTGGGCAGCACTTTGATTTCCCGCTTCACCGGGAAACAGGATATGGGGCATTACGATACCAAGACTGACCCCACCTATTCCTGGGACGGGACGCAGACCATGGAAGGCCAGAACAACGCCATCGCACTTACTTACGGAACGGTGCAGAGCGGAGGCCAGTCCATCGGCAAGTATGTGGAGGTCCGGGATAACAAGGAATACCTGAACTGGCTGGTGGCGGCCGGGGAGGGACCTCTCACCATCACGGATGTGCAGGTCAACGATAACCCGGTCAGCTTCTATGAGGGCATGACGCTGGAGACCAGGGAGGGAACCAACGACCAGAGCCCCATCAGCAATTTCAACGATACCTTTTTTACCAAGAACCTGAATTACCAGCTGCTGGATTCGGAACGGATCGATACGGCCCAGGGCAACGCCACGGAAGGGCTGATCGTGAAGATCGAGTTCAGCAACGGGTTGTACTATGCGCAGGACAACGGGAACCTGGGAACGGCCTGGGTGGATATCGAGGGCTACTACCGGCTGGGTACGAATGGCGAATGGATACCCTTCGTAGCCAGGAAAACCACATCGAATTCCTACATAAAAACAGTAGAGAGTTCTGCGCCTGTCGGGAATTACCGGCTGTATGTCGCGGATTCCACAGAGTATGACGAATACTCCGAATACTATACGACCCGGACCACGGCGACCATAACTTATCCGGACGGTCACCAGGTCAGCAAGCAGATCACCAGGGGGACGCAGTTTTCCCTTGGGGATTTTTCTGTTTTGGTGGAAAGGAACTATTACTACTACGATGACGACTACTACGGTTCGGAGCCGACCATCAATGAAACATTCTCGGTGAGCTATTCCGGCGCACGGGTATCGGGCAGCCAGTCCAGCGCCTTGCGGAAGGAGTACCGGATTGACAACCTGCCGCCCGGGGAATACCAGGTGAAGATGCGGGTGACGGGACGGAGCCATGCGGTGGACAGTAGCCGGGCCAGTACCCGGTGTTTCTGGACGGGGCTGACCTCCATCGTCTATGACGATTTCTGTTATCCCAACATCGCGCTCATCGGAATCAAGGCGCTGGCCACCGACCAGATCAGCGGCAGCCCGTCGCTGAAGTTCAAGAAGACCTGCCCCTATGTGTATGTCTGGAATCCCAACAGCGGAGAGTATGAACAGAAATCTTCCAGGAATCCGGCCTGGGCGTCTTATGACGTACTGCATCAGTGCCGGAAGCTGAAGAACATCCATACCAACCAGTTTGTGTTTGATGTCCGGGGCGTGGCTGCAAAGCGCATCCTCTATGACCAGTTCAGGGAATGGGCGGATTTCTGTGACGCGAAACGCTTGTATGTGAACATTGAGATCGTGAATGCCGGGGAGATGCTGGATGTCATCAACGAGAACATCGCCAACGTAGGAAGGGGCCAGGTATTGCGGTTCGGCACACGGTATGGCTGTACCTGGGACTGCGTAAGGCAGCCGGTGCAGATGTTCGGTATGGGCAATATCGTGGAGGGAACTTTCAAAGAAGAGTTTCTCCAAACTTCTGATAGGGCGAACTGCGTGGAGCTGACCTACATGGACGCGGCCAATGATTTCAGCCGGGAGACGATAACGATTTACTCCGACACCTACGATACGGACGCCCAGGAACGGACAGCCCAGGCGGAGTTTAATGGAATTACAAGTTATGAGCAGGCATACCGGGAAGGGATGTACCAGCTTTACTGCAATCAGCGGTTACTCAGAACAGTTTCCTTCGAAGCAAGCGTGGATGCCATCGCCTGCACGGTAGGGGACGTGGTGCTGATCGCCCACGATGTTCCGAAATGGGCGCGGAGCGGTCGTATCCATGAAGTGGAAGGGCAGGAACTTCTCCTGCCGGTGGAGCTGGATGATATGGAAGGGCCGTACCGGATCATGTACCGGACGGTCAACGACAACATGTACACTTCCCCGGTGACGGTGCTGAAGAACAAGGACGGCTGGTGCCGTGTCCGGGTTGCGAATACGTTTTCTGCGGAAGACCCGCCGCAGCCCCAGGACATCTTTGATATCGCCTACACCTATGTAGGCAGCAAACCCTTTGTGGTGAAATCCATCACACGGGCGCAGGATTTCACGAGAAAGATTGAATGCCTGGAGTATGACGCTTCGGTGTATGAGGAAAACTATGACATTCCGGTCATACAGTATTCTTCCCATGAGCAGCAGGTGAAGAACGTGACTTCCTTATCCGCTGCCGCATTCCGGTATCTGTTGCAGGACGGTTCGTCCCGCTACCAGACAGATATCTCCTGGGTTCGTGAGAGCAACGGGAGCTATGAGGTGTATGTGATGGACGGTGGGAAATATGTGCTGGCTGCGGAAGGCATCCGGGGCAATAGTTACTACTACACTTCGGTACGGATGCCAGGCAAGGTCAAGGTCGTGACGGTCGGAGTGGCCGCCCGGTCCTCCGGCACGGTGGCGAACGTGACGCTCATCAGCTCCATCGTCATCAACAAGGTGACTGGGCTGGCCGCCACGGTGGAACATCAGAATGATAAATATAATGTCAGCGCACATTGGAACGCGACCGACGCGACCGGGTTCCGGTACTACGAGGTTTCCTTCCAGGGTGAGCTGTATCAGGCATCCGGCACATCCGTGACCATCAATGACGTGGAGACAGGGACATTCGTGCTGGCGGTCACCGTGGTGACCTATTACGGACGGAGCGAGGAAAAGACTGTGAGTGTGACCATAGGAGGTGGCACGGCATGATTATTGTAAAAGAAAAAACAATCATGTGCAGCCGGGGCGATACCTTTATCACCCTGTTCTATGTGAAAGGGCTGGTGCTGACCGAGAACGACCATGCCGTGTTCAGCGTGAAGAAAGACATCGAAGGGCGGCAGACGCTCCTGACATTGGACTGCGGCATCGACACGCTGAACAATGTGATTTCTGTTTTCGGCACGGCGCATGAGATGTCCGTCCTGGCGGAGGGCACCTACTGGTATGACCTGTATGTGGATACCGCCAGCGGGGCGCATACCACCCTGGTGTACCCCAACAAGTTTATTGTCCGGAGGACGGTGCATAATGATTAAGAATTGGATTGACCATAAAATCCGGCGCATCAACATCGAGATACGGGAAACCGCGATCGCTATCGGTGCGCCCACAGCCTATAACTATGACCTGGCCTATGTGACCAGCGCCAAAGCGGCGGTGAAGGCCGGGCTGGATGAGATGCGCCGTCTGGTTGGCCAGGGCGGGGGCGGAACGGGTGGCAGCGGAAACGCGGTCGCCGGCATCTACGATACGATGGAAGAACTGATTGCTTCCGCGTCCTTCCTGTCTCTCGGCGACCTGGTTCGCACCAAGGGGTACTACCATAAGAACGACGGCGGCGGGGCGGATTATGAGCTCCGCTACCTGTATTCCCAGGAAGCCTATCCCTGGGCCGTCGACATGGGCGAGACGGAAGAAGTGGAATACCAGCTTTCTTATAAGGCGGACGGTACTCCGATGCTGGATGAGCATGGAGAGTATGTGACGCTGAAGGATAGCGGCGGGCAGCCCATCCCGGCGACCAATCCCAACGGCACCGTGAAGCACAAGCACATGTACGCCTGCATCACGGATACCGTGGTGAACTACCGGCAGTTCGGCGCAAAGCTGGACGGCCAGACTGATGACGGGCCTGCCCTGGTGAAAGCGCATAAATACCAGAGCAGCGTGTACACCATCGAACCGGAAAGCGGGCGGAAACGCTTCACGGTGAAGGTCGCCAACCATGAGGGCATCATCCAGAAGGACAACAATGAGCCCATCGTCTGCACTGGGGATATCGATCTGTCCGGCAGCAAGCTCGTCCTCCGGGACTGCAATGCTACCTGGTTCGGCTTTTATCTCTGGGGCGATAACGAATCCGACTACATGACTTATGAGCCGGTGGCCGCTGCCAGGGATACTTACCGGAAGGACAACTTCATCATCGCCACCATGGGCAACGAGGGTGATCTGCGGCAGAACTCCATCCTGTTCCTGAAGGAGGATCCGTATGCCGTCCGCGATGACGGCGGCTATCTGTATTCCGAACCCCGGTATGAGCTGTTGCTTCATACCACGGATGGCCTGTTGGCAAATCCCTTCACGGAAGACTGGAACCTGGCGGGCGGGGAAGAAATCTCCGCGCCCTTCAGCGATTACAATACCCACCAGGTGACCACGGATACGCTGATCTCCCATTTCACCATCAGCTATACGCGGATACCTTCCACCCATTACCATTTCATAGGGTGTGAGGTGAAGATCGAGTCCAGCGCCAACAAGTACTGTTCGGTGCTGTGGTGTAAATGCCATAACGCCCATATCTCCGGTTTCTCGTTCTACCCGGATTCCTCCAAAATGCACAACACGCAGTTCAAGAACACCATGATTTATATTTGGGGTTCCTACAACGTGGAGGTATCGGATATCGTCGGGTTCAACGCTGCCGGGAAGAAGGAAGGCGGAGCGAATGCCACGTCCGGGTATGTTATCCGGGCCACCAACTGCCTGAACCTGATACTGCATGATATTTCCGTGCAGGGTTATTGGGGCGCCACGGCCATGAACTGCGTGAAGGATGTACATATCAGACGTACCAGTATCAACCGCCTGGATATCCATAATTATTTCTATAATCTCTACATTGACGAATGCAATCTGTACAACCATTCCATCCAGATCGGGGAAGGACGGGGCATCGTCCGGATCACCAACTCCAACTTCTATGTGAACCGGCTGGCTGCAGATTCCTGGCCCAACGCCCATCTCCTGGAGTTCAACCTGACCTACGGGCGCATCTTCGAAGGAAAGGTGTTTATTGAAAATTGCAACGCCTACCTGAAAGGCGCGGAAGGAAACGAGTTTGATGTCTGCAAGATTGAGTTCTCGCCGGAAGCGGTCAGTACGCTGCCGCATTACAAGTTCCCGGAAGTAACGATAAGGGACTGTTATTTCCACAGCTATGACGCGGGGACGTACCTGGTATATTTCATGATTGCAGGTACACGGAAGTGCAAGACATCTACCAAGGCGCCTTCCAATATCACCGGGCATTGCCGTGATACCGGGAACGATAACACGGGCAACCTGTTCTGGCGGTACATCGGACGCGGGGTGGACTGGTTCGATAACGGGGATACGTCCAGGCTGACGGTCGTGCCCGGTCAGATCATCCGGACGTATGAGAAGTTCCTGGATTCGGAAGGCAAGACAACGTTTTATAACTTCCAGTATTTCCAGGTCACCCAGGCCGGGGAACTTCCGGTACCGAGTGACGGGAATAAGCCGAATAATCTGACGGGTAGTGAATTCACATTGGGTACGGCAAAGGTGAAATATGTGGACGACTCCAAATGGCAGGCGAGCAAGGCATATGCCGTGGGAGACTTCTGTTTCACGGAATCATCCGCCTGGCTGCCGGTGTTCTGCTATGAGTGCATCACGGCCGGGACCTCCAACGGCTGGCGGCCTACCCATAGCAGCGGGACGGTCATCGAAGGCGAGGATGTGTATCCCAAAAACCTGGACGCCTGTTATTGGGAATATGTGGGACCGCTTTCCAGCTTTGTGGCAGCGGAGTTCAGACCCAACATGGCCGTCCAGAACAACACCTATATCTACGCCGACCATAAGATTTATAAGGTAATCAACAGCGGACGGCTGACAGACCGGCCTCCCATCGATACGGGATGGCGGGGCGCGTTCACGGAAGGTACGGCAAGGCTGTCCTTCATGGGGAAGGACTGGGCTCCGGTCACCTGGTGGGCGAGGGACTGCTACTGCGTATCCATGGTGAACGGCGTGAAGACTGTTTATAAGCTGGTGAACCAGGACGGCACGACCTCCGGGGATATCCCGGTATCCGGCAACGCCAAGTCGGTGGATGGCGACATGATCTGGGAATATACCACGGATACCGCCACGAAGCAGTGGGCGGCACAGACCCAGTTCTATGAAGGGGATGTGGTCTCTGCCAACGGGAACAACTACCGCTGCGTGTTTGACGGGCGGTTGGAACTGCCCCATCAGCTCACGCTGGAGAATATCTCCACCAACATGGATACCGGCGGTGACGTCTTTGCCTTCTGGGAACAGGGGACGGACGTGCCTACGAAGCTCGGCCCCAAAGGGAAATGGACGATACGGATCGATAATGTGGAATTTTACCGGTTCCGCCAGTTCAGTTCCTATTTCTGCCATACGGGAAATCCTGACCCGGAAATCCTCATCGGTGGTTCGGGGAATGGCGGAAGCAGCGGTGGCAGCGGTTCGTCCGGTACGGATGCCAATGCTGTCCATGACGGTGACGCTGTCGTGATTGACGCAGGGGAGGTGTAAGCCATGACGAAAAGTTTACCGGGCAGCGTTGTGAAAGTGAAGCGCGCCACAGCCGCCCGATGGGCATCGGAGAACCCGGTGCTGGCGGCAGGCGAGATCGGATACGAGAAAGATACCAGAAAAATAAAGCTGGGTGACGGGACAAGTACCTGGACCCAGCTTTCGTATTTAGTTGCGGATGGGACAGGGGCGGCGGGACAGGCCGCCACCATCCGTATCGGTACGGTGACAACGCTGGCCTACAATGCCAGCGCCACGGTGGTCAATTCCGGGACGGCCAATGCGGCGGTCCTGGACTTTGGCATTCCCCGTGGCAAGAGCGTCTACGAGTATGCCGTGGAAGGCGGGTACGAAGGGACGGAGCAGGAGTTCGGCCAGCTCATTGAAGACCTGCTGGCAATCCAGGACGGGAACGAGGTGGAATACTGATGGCGGATGTGTATGTGGATGAAACAGCGCTGCAGGCGATTGGCAGTGCCATACGCAGCAAGAATGGGTCTGCCACCCGGTATAAGCCGAGGGCGATGGCGGCGGCAATCCTGGCGATTCCGTCTACCGGCGGTACGGCTACCAACTACACCGTGACCATGCCTGCCATGGAACACCAGTCGTTCACTGTATCGGTGGATGGCGTGGCAAGGCCGGATGTGTATTCTTTCACGGCGGAAAAGGGGTCGGTCATATCGTTTACGAACCCCGTGGCCGATACCGGATATACAGCGGGGGAACTGACAGTTTCCGGCGGTTCCCGGTTGCAGGCAGCGAATTCCTACTGTCTGACTTCAAACATGACCTTCACCCTGACGGCGGCAACCGAAGAAGTGGTCGTCAGCGGGTTTGACCTTTCGGCATTGCGGAGCGGTGAGGTGCTGACCGTACCGGATACGGTGATCACCCTGGATAACGCCGGGAAATCCGACTGGAACTCGAAGGTTCCGTCTTCGGCTATCAACTCGGCCATCGGCGTGGGAAACGATGTGTATATCGAATACGCGGTATGGATGCCGACGGGCAATGCCTGTTCCTGGGGGCCGGAGTTCATCATCTATACGAGCGCCGGCAATAACTCCCGGTTCAGTGCGTCGGCAGGTACGATGCATCTTACCGAATTGGAGAACGGCAAACTGTATACGGCGGTGGTGAAATACAACGTGAACGCCAACGCCAGCGAGTTCCCGATTTATAAGCAGTACGGCGCCAACAGCGGCGGCGGGGAGATAAAGGTCCGGCTCCGGGTTTCCAACTTAACTGCTGCCATGACGCCGGATGTTGTATC